TTTTCAAAATTTTTTTTGGCTTAAAAACCAAAAAAATAGGGACTTTCCCCGGCTTTTTTAGGCCTCAGAAAAAGCCTCCACACCCTTACTACTTGTGAGAAAGGGTGGAGGCTAGGGCGGCCTCGGCCTCTTATATATAATAAAAAAAAAGGGCCACAGGGAGGAGCTGGCTGACCATGGAATGCAGCCAAGCATGACCTAAGTTAGGGAAGTTGCATGTCTGGGCATGCTGCCAGTGGCAGTTAATAGTGAAACTCCGCCCTTTGTCCCTCCTCTAAACCACAAGTAAACACAAGAGGAAGTGGAAACCGGCCAAAACTCCGGCCAGGGAACATGTTTTGCGAGCCTGGAAAATTTGGCCTCGTACCCAGTTGATACTGGCGAGGGGCCATGGTTCTGCGCCAGCTGTCACGACAGGCCTCAGTGAAAGTTGGTAAAACCTGGACTGGAACTAAGAGAAGAGCTCAAAGGATTCTAATATTCCTTTTGGAGCTTTTGCTGGAATTTTGTAGAGGTGAAGACAGTATAGACGGGAAAAAGAAAAAAGACAGTTTAACTGACACAACTGAACTTTTGTCTGAGACTGAGAAAAAAGAATCCTAGGTAAGTGACACTTTTTGTTTTGTTTCAGGTTCATGGGTGCTGCTCTAGCACTTTTGGGGGACCTAGTTGCCACTGTATCTGAGGCTGCTGCTGCCACAGGATTTTCAGTAGCTGAAATTGCTGCTGGAGAGGCTGCTGCTGCTCTAGAAGTTCAAATTGCCTCCCTTGCTACTGTAGAAGGGATAACAAGTACCGAGGCCATAGCTGCTATAGGCCTCACTCCTCAAACATATGCTGTAATAACTGGTGCTCCGGGGGCTATAGCAGGATTTGCTGCTTTGGTACAAACTGTTAGTGGTGTTAGTTCTCTAGCACAGGTTGGTTATAGATTTTTTAGTGACTGGGATCATAAAATCTCTACTGTAGGCCTCTATCAACAACCAGGCATGGCTTTGGAGTTGTTCAATCCTGAAGAATACTATGATATTCTATTTCCTGGAGTGAATACATTTGTGAATAATATACAGTACTTGGATCCCAGGCATTGGGGGCCTACTTTGTTTGCTGCCATTTCACAAGCTTTCTGGCAAGTGGTAAGAGATGATTTGCCTAGACTAACTTCACAGGAAATACAAAGAAGAACTGAGAGATTTTTTAGAGATTCACTGGCAAAATTTCTTGAAGAAACCACCTGGACTATAGTGAATGCTCCTATAAATTTGTATAATTCTATTCAAGATTATTACTCTACCTTGTCCCCAATTAGGCCTTCTATGGTTAGACAGGTAGCTGAAAGAGAAGGTACTCAAATTAGCTTTGGCCACCAGTATACCCAAAGTATAGATGATGCTGACAGCATAGAAGAAGTCACCCAAAGACTGGATTTGAGAAAAAAAGAAGCAAATGTACATTCAGGTGAATTTATAGAAAAAACCCTAGCACCAGGAGGTGCCAATCAAAGAGTTGCTCCTCAATGGATGTTGCCTTTGCTTCTAGGCTTGTACGGGACTGTAACACCTGCTCTTGAAGCATATGAAGATGCCCCCAACAAAAAGAAAAGGAGAATGTCCAGGGGCAGCTCCCAAAAGGCCAAAGGACCCCGTGCAAGTTCCAAAGCTGCTTATAAGAGGAGGCGTAGAAGTCCTAGAAGTTAAAACTGGGGTAGACTCTATAACTGAGGTAGAATGCTTCCTTACACCTGAAATGGGGGATGCAGATGAGCACCTGAGGGGCTACAGTCAAAGGGTTACTTGTGATGCTACCTTTGAGAATGATTCCCCTGAGAAAAAAACCCTTCCTTGCTATTCTACTGCAAGAATTCCACTCCCTAATCTAAATGAGGATCTTACTTGTGGAAATATACTAATGTGGGAAGCAGTAACTGTAAAAACAGAAGTTCTTGGGGTCACCTCTATGCTTAATTTGCATGCAGGGCAACAAAAAATACATGACAATGGTGCTGGAAAGCCTGTACAGGGCTCTAATTTCCATTTTTTTTCTGTTGGTGGAGAGCCTCTGGAATTGCAGGGTGTGCTTCAAAACTACAGAACCACCTACCCCCAGGGTACAATTGCCCCCAAAAATCCTACAGCTGAGTCTCAGGTTATGAACACTGAGCACAAGGCTTATTTGGATAAAAATGGTGCTTACCCAGTGGAATGCTGGATTCCAGACCCTAGTAGAAATGAAAATACTAGGTATTTTGGAACATATACTGGTGGGGAAAATGTTCCCCCTGTTTTGCATGTGACCAACACTGCCACAACAGTGCTGCTAGATGAACAGGGAGTTGGGCCTCTTTGTAAAGCTGACAGCTTGTATGTTTCAGCTGTGGACATCTGTGGTTTGTTTACCAACAGTTCAGGGACCCAGCAGTGGAGGGGACTGTCAAGATATTTTAAGATTTCTTTGAGAAAAAGGACAGTGAGAAACCCATACCCAATTTCTTTTCTTTTGAGTGACCTAATTAATAGAAGAACTCAAAGGGTGGATGGGCAACCTATGTATGGTATGAATTCCCAGGTCGAGGAGGTTAGAGTTTATGATGGAACTGAGCAGCTTCCAGGGGACCCAGATATGATGAGATATATTGATAGATATGGTCAACAACAAACAAAGATGCTGTAGAACAGGTGCTTCTTTATTCATTTGTGATTATACATTCCAATAAAGTAAAGATACAGTTACATTTTCAGTTTCATGCTTGTGATTACTTTGGAGGAGGGGTTTTGGGTCTCTTAAAACATACAAAGCCTCTACAAATATGGTATGGATTGTTATGATCATAGGGGTCTTGGGACTGAGACTCTGCAGGGGCTGAAGTATCTGAGGCCTGGGAAAAGCATTGTGACTGAGATTCAGTGCTTGATCCATGTCCAGAGTCTTCAGTTTCTGAATCCTCTTCTCTGGGACAGTCAAGAATACATTTCCCCATGCATATATTATATTTCATCCTCGAAAAAGTATACATACTTATCTCAGAATCCAGCCTTTCCTTCCATTGTACAATTCTGGACTGAATATCACTGGCAAAATCAGCAACTGGTCTGAACCATATTAACAATAGCAAAAGGGTCATACCACTTTGCAGTATCCTCTTTTCTAATAAAAACTCTGAATTATTTAAGGACTTTCTCAAGTAAACTTTGGGCTTAAAATCAATTTGTCTTACAAACCTAGCCTGGAGGGTTTTAGGAACAGAGTACTCATTCATTGTTACCAGGCCAGGTGGAAAAATTTGGGTTCTTTTGTTAAGATGTTTCTTCTCAAGATTGACCTTCACACTCCCATCCAAATAATCCCTCAAACTGTCAAGGTTATTTATTCCATGTCCTGAAGGGAGATCTTTTGATTCTCCTCCAGTCCCCTTGACATCTTCAAAAACAACCATGTACTGGTCTATTGCCACACCCAATTCAAAAGTTAACCTCTCCATGGGCAAATTAACATTTAGAGCTTTGCCCCCACAAAGGTCTAACAGACCAGCTGCTAAGGTGGTTTTACCACTATCTATAGGTCCCTTGAACAACCAGTACCTTCTTTTTGGGATATTAAACACCACACAGTTTAAAAAATCATATATTACAGTATCCATTTTAGGTAGCAGACAGTGCAGCCAGGCAACCCCAGCCATGTAATGTTCTAAAACAGCAGATCCATTTGCTCCAAACATTAAATCCATTTTATCTAAAATATGGTTGAATCTTTCTGTTAACATCTCTTCTCTTGTCATATGTAGACTATCAACTCTCTTTTTAGCAAGAACTGTATCTACTGCTTGCTGACAAATGCTTTTTTGATTTTTACTGTCAGCAAATATGGTGGCATTTGCAAAATGTTTCTCATGATACTTAAAATGGTATGGTTGGTCTTTTTTCTGGCATTTTCTACACTCCTCAGGATTTGTTTGGAACTCTAAATACATCCCTAATAATAGGAAGACATCCTCACATTTGGTATCTAAGGCATACTCTGTTACTAGCTTCCAGGACACCTGCTTAGTTTCTTCTGGTTCTTCTGGGTTAAAGTCATGTTCTTTGAGGCCTCCTTGAATACTTTCCTCTATAATTGAGTAGGGGTCTCTACTTAAAGTACTGTACAGCAAGTATTCCTTATTAACACCTTTACAAATCAGAAAACTGAAGGTACAAAGCTTTTGACAGAAATTATTAATAGCAGAAACTCTGTGTCTATGAGGGGTTAGAAAAAAGAGTATGTTGTGGCCATGGCTAGAGTGTCTACTAATAAAAGTTACAGAATACTTTTCCATAAGTTTTTTATATAGTATTTGACCTTTTTCTTTAGTAGTATACACAGCAAAACATGCAAGAGTTCTATTGCTAAACACAGCTTGACTAAGAAATGGATGCAAATCAGTAGGAAAGTCTTTAGGGTCTTCTACCTTTCTCTTCTTTTTTGGAGGGGTTGAATGCTGGGAATCTGCAGTAGCTTCTTCATCACTTTGAAACATTTCTTCATGGCAGAAAAGGTCTTCATCCCACTTGTCATTGAAGGCGCTCCACCAGGCCTCCCACTCTTCAGTTCCATAGGTTGGTACCTGAAAGAAAAACAGTTAATATAGCTTTTTGATTCTTTTAGCAAGAGGGTCTTGGGCATAGTTAGTTACCTTATAGCTTTAGATCTCTGTAGGGAGTCTCTCCAATTATATGCACCCACCAGTGCAAGGCTTCTTGGGTTAGATCTAACCCAAACCACTCTCTGAAGCAGTCAAAGCAGTAGCAATCTATCCAGACCAGAGGGTCTCTTCTTAAAAATTTTCTGTACACATGCTTGTTTTTTAGTTGGCAGAGCATGCAAGGACAATGAGCAGAAGGTTTGGTAGCACAGAGGGGCCATTCCTTGCAGTAGAGGGTATCTGGACAAGGAGGAAAATCAGAACCAACCTCTGAGCTATTCCATGCTCCAAAATCAGGCTGATGAGCTACCTTTACATCTTGCTCCATCTTTTTGTATAGGGTATTCATTCTCTTCATTTTATCTTCATCTCCCCCTTTGTCAGGGTGAAACTCCTTGCATTTCTTCAAATATGCCTTCCTCATCAGGGGTAAATTGCCCCATGCTGATCTGTCTAGGCCTAAAAGATCCATGAGTTCCATGGATTCCTCTCTGTTGAGAACTTTATCCAT